TTGCATGCGTTCGCGATCATAGTCCAATGCACTTACATAAACAGCCATTGCTGGCACATTAGCCAGCGAATTTTCGCTGTTACCACGCAAAATAGCCGCGGCTTGACGACTTTGGTCGCCATATATAACCGGAACACGCTGTAATGCCGCAACGCCGTTGCGATCCTTTCCAAATTCAACTTGGAAGTTAGACACAATTCTAACAAATTGTTCAATGAATCGTCTTACTTGCCCGTCGTAGAAAAACTGTTGTGCCATTAATTATCTGCCCCTGGTTTAAATGCTTTGCTTAAACTTTGTAGTGTTTCTTGTGTGTTACCTTGCCCATCAACAAAGCTAGTGCTGTTGTTAACAAAACTGCTACGTAGTGTTTTGTTATCGGGACCGGGAGTCATATCTGTTCTAACAGCATCTTCGACTTTAACCCATCTGCGGCCGTCATAGCGGAACAAACGATTTGGATAATAGTCTAAACGCAAACAGTAATCGCCTAACACTGGGTTAGGAGGGAAGTTCACTCCTGGTGTAACTGGCAAGCCGTTTGGTGCTATGCCATCACCAGTCAAGTAACCTAACGTATAACCGTCGGCTCTAGGAGTAATGCCCTCGCCGGTTTGTGTTCCGTCCACAGTGGGTGCAGTCATGTCAGCAGTTAGTCCACTGCCATTGTAGCCGGCTGGTTGATTGTTTGTGAATGTCGGCAGGATGTAAAACTTGACAGTATCGTAGCCACTCAGTGGAACATCAGCAAAGGCCTGCGTAAGCAGAGCATCGTTGATTTCCAAGTCTTTTGGACGAGTTGAATCTTTGTCGCCAACTGTGGTAGGATTCTCAATCGGAGTCCAGTAGTCGGTATCGGTAATAGGTGTACCAGGCGGCACTGGCTTGCTGGCCTGATAGAATGTGTTGCCATCTTGTACTATTTCAGCTGATGGATAGAAATTGCCTGGATCCCAAATGTTGGGCGGCATGAACGGTTGGTCCATGATCTGTTTGAATTCTTGAGCATTGACCAACGGTGTTGCCTTGACACGCCAAAGGTGTGGCAACCATGTGACACTAAAGCCTTCGCTGGCAAACGAAGCATCCTGAATTACATAGTAACGTGGCAGAGCTTTAGACAATGTAGTATCTAAAGGATTGTAATCTTTTAAGTTTGGAAACTCTAACACATCTCCTGACATCAACTTACGACCAAATGTGTCAATCATGTCATTGTAGTGGAAAGTAATAAACAAAGTATCGTTGTTTAAAAATAGGCCAAACTGCGTTAAATCAAAGTCAATGTCTTGTACGCGGTACACACCACGCATGATAAACACATCAGGATCATAGGCACGATCACGGTTTTCCCCTAGCAACAGGTCTTCAATGAATAGAGGATTTTGCTGATCATACACCGGTATGGTAGCATCGTTGTTGCCGGGATCACCGGTTTGCGGACCTAGGTATTTGTGTACATAAATGTCAAGTCCGCCGACAGTGTACATCTCAGATATAGTGCGATCTAAGAACTGATAATCACTGGTTCTATTTGGGCGATAAAGCGATAAGCGTGGCATAATATGTATTTATGGGCGTAGTTGACCAGAAACTCTAAACCAGCTATAATTACTGTTATGGATGAATTGTACGAACGCATAGATCGCGCTATACCGCAAATAAATGCCCTAACAAGCAAGGTGGCTAAACGTGATCTGATCAAGATGGTGCGTGGTATAGACCGTAAAATGACTGAAGTAGATCAAGAGCTTGTAGAATGTCGAAGAACTCACAAAGAAACCATACGCTATCGTGAACTCCGCCAACAAGCTCAAGATCTAATAGACAATTTGGAAAAACATATTACCTTTGCAGCATTAATCGGTTGACAAATTTAAAACATCACGTAAAATACAAAGACTATGAGCAATAAAGAAAACAAAATTAAACGTCTTAACCCCAAGGGTGCTGAAACAAAATACGTGGGATTTGAGCCCGAGTGGAACTTTCAGCCCACGAGTGAAAATCGCTTGAGCAAGCTGGCCCAGGCCTTTAACTGGTACAACTATCACTATGGTAAAAAGGATGCCAAAGAGTTCCTTTGTCATTACCTAGAACACAATCACAGGAAAGCCGATGCCAAGTTAATGCGTGGCATTCCTGACAGTCAAATTAGATTAACTCCGGCCTGGGCATGTCGTATGACTTTGGTTGGCCTAGAACTAACCGAGCACGAGCAGTGTATTGTTGACGAACAGATCAGTCAAATGCTCAAGATAAAACAAGAGATTCGCAAGAGCCAAGAAGAAAAAGATACAGACACGGCAGTACAAAAGTTGACCATTCAAGATCATCTACGTGAAAAGATCAGCGAGTGCTGTGGCGAACTAGAAGGCATGTTTGACGACTTCATTGACAAAGGAGCCAAGATGTCAGCTGACTTCAAACCTATTAGCCTAATGCGTAGTTTGAATATCAGTCCCAACATGGTTGGTCAGGTCACAGCGGTATGGGAATTACGTATGGCCGAATTCAACGAAGTATTAGAAGGCGAAGATGCTGACCTGGTCGAAGGCTACAGCCACCTTACCAAGAATCAACTAAAACAGTGTGTTAAGTTCTGCGAAACTGTTATTAACGATTGTGCCAGCTATGTTCAACTGAAAAAAGTAGAACGCAAGCCACGTGCCAAGAAAGCGGCCAGCCCAGAAAAACTCACACGCAAATTCAAGTTCATGAAAGAATTTGAAGAGCTTGGACTCAAGTCAGAAGTGGTTACCAAGCTGGTCAATGCCAGCGAAGCCTGGTTGTATGACACAGCCAAGCGCAAGTTAATCCATGTCATGGCTGACAGTCACATTGGTACCTTTACTGTAAAGGGCAGTGCTATTGTGGGCTTTGATGCGCAAACTACAGTACAAAAAACTCTGCGTAAACCAGCAGAACAAATCAAACTGGTAATGGGAAGTAAACCGCAAGCCCGTAAGGAATTTGAAGCAATTAAAGCCACAGAAACCAAGTATAATGGGCGTGGCAACGATAACTTGATCATATTGAAAGCCTGGTAAATACAAGGGAACGGAGTTCCCTTTACTATGGCACAAGCAGAATCTACACTCGAAACACTAAAACAAAATCTAATTGAATATGTTCGTCTACAACTGGGCGCACAAATTATTGATCTTGAACTAGACCCTGAGCACTACGAAGCTGCTTATCAACGAACCATTGGTGTATATCGTCAGCGAGCACAGAACGCCTACGAAGAATCATACACCTTTATGGAGTTGGTGACCAACGTAAACATCTATACTTTACCACAAGAAATTATTTCAGTTCGTACTATCTATCGTCGTACCTTCGGCGACTCAACTGGTCCATTTGCTTCAAACTTTGATCCATTTAGTCAAGCGTCAATGAACGTGTACCTAATGAACTTTAACGTAGCAGGCGGCTTGGCCACATACGATTTCTACACACAGTATGTAGAACTTGCTGGTCGTATGTTTGGTGCCTACATGAACTACACGTTCAATCCTGTAACTAAAAAATTACAGTTGATCCGCGATCCAAAAGGCACAGGCGAAAATGTCTTGCTTTGGACCTACAACCTAAAACCTGAAGTTAACCTGTTAAGTGATTTCCAGATACAACAGTGGATCCGTGACTACATGGTGGCCAACTGCAAAATGATCATTGGTGAAGCACGTGAGAAGTTTGGCAGTATCGCTGGTCCACAGGGTGGCGGTACCCTAAATGGTACAGCTATGAAAGCAGAAGCACAAGCTGCCATGGATAAATTGATCGAAGATCTCAAGAATTACGTAGATGGTAGTCAGCCAATTACCTGGGTAATCGGTTAACACACTCTAGCTTTTCTTTTTGATTTATGCTATAATCTTAGCATGAGCTCATTAATGATAGACATCGAAGGTTTAGGTACAGGTCCTGATGCGACCATTTTAACCATTGCGGCACAGAGTTTTGATCCGTTTGGTACAGGCTATTATGATCGATGCTACTATGCTCGAATCACACTAGAAAGCCAAGAAAACCGTACTATCCAACAAGACACCATAGACTGGTGGGCCACACAGCCCGAAGCACAGGCCGAAGCCTTCATGGAAGAAGGTCGTGTGCCATTGGATCAAGCCTTGGATAGTCTTTACAAGTTAGCCTGGCAACACAAGTTCATCTGGGCTAATGGTCCAACCTATGACATGAACATCCTGGAGCATGCCTACAAGAGCTATAACAAACAGTTACCTTGGCAATTTTACAATGTACGTGATGCCCGTACGGTATATAGTTTGTGGCCTGAACTACCCAAGCCTCCAACTAGTCACCATGCGCTTGAAGATTGTCGTCGTCAGATTGACATGCTTCAAGCAACTTTAAAACACCTAAACGTAAAGGAAATTAGATGATCATAGGAATTTGTGGATTGATTGGCGCTGGCAAAGATACCGTTGCTGACTACCTGGTAAACATACACCAATTCCGACGAGAATCATTTGCTAACAGTTTAAAGGATGCGGTTGCTAGTGTTTTTAACTGGGATCGCGAGCTCCTAGAAGGACGTACCAAACAAAGCCGCGAGTGGCGTGAACAGCCAGATCCATGGTGGAGCACTCGTTTAGGTGAATCTGTGACACCGCGTGGTGTACTACAATACTGGGGTACAGAAGTGTGCCGTAGAGGCTTCCATGACGATATCTGGATTGCCAGTTTAGAAAACAAAATCCGCAACAGCCGCGACGATATTGTTATTAGTGACTGCCGTTTCCCCAACGAAATCAAAGCAATTAAAGATGCTGGAGGCATAGTTATTAGAGTAGTGCGCGGACCTGAACCTGAATGGTTTAAATTGGCCGAGCATGTTAACAAAGGCCCGCAAGACTATCAATGGCGTTTGAGTAAAAATGCCCTGGAAAAGTTCAGTATTCATGCTTCTGAAACTGCTTGGATTGGCACAGAATTTGATGCTGTAATTGACAACAACGAAGAAGGATTTAACGGGCTATACCAGCAGGTCAACGGTCTTCTTCTAGGTCTCCAAGTCTCCAAGGAAGATCAGCACGTTCAACTTCTATAACACAGTTTTGACATATAGTTTTTAAGTTGCGTAGGCCTGAGTTGTTGAGATTGCCATCCACGTGATAAACTAACAACTGCGCCGCATACTTACTACGAAAACCACATCGATCGCATGTGGTTTTTTTCTTATAGCCACTCTGTTTCCATTTTGGTTCAGGTGGTTTGATCCTCCTGCCCTTTTTGATACAGTGTTCACACTTGGCTCGATAGTGTACAAATCCGTCTTTGTAATAGTTGACTGCTCTAAATCGCTGATTACAGGCAGGGCATACAGGTCTTTCCATGCAAATACTTACCTAAAACCTTTGCCAAAGGGCAATGATCAGGCCATCTTTTTGGCAAATTCACTAAATATTAACACTAGATAAAAAGGATTTAACCATGGCATTAGTATCCCCAGGCGTAGAAGTTTCGATCATTGACCAAAGTCAATATATTCCAGCCGCTACCAATAGCGTACCTTATATTTTGTTGGCCACAGCGTCTAACAAGATTTCAGGAACAGGCACTGGTATAGCAGCCGGCACACTTCAAGCTAACGCTAACAAAGTATATTTGATAACAAGTCAACGTGATTTGGCCGCTACCTACGGCGTACCGTTCTTTTATCAAACCACAACTGGTACACCGATCAACGGTTACGAGCTTAACGAATACGGCTTATTGGCAGCTTACAGTGCCTTGGGTATCAGTAATCGTTGCTATGTACAACGTGTAGACATTGACCTTGCTGAACTTACAGCAACACTAGTTCGTCCAACAGGTGCTCCTGCCAACGGTACTTACTGGTTAGATACAGCCAGTTCACTCTGGGGTATTTTCCAGTGGAATCAAACCACTGCGGCATTTACCAATTCAATTCCTTATGTAATCACCAACACTGATGACTTGGAACCTAGCAGTACTGTTCCATTGCAAAGTGTTGCCAGCATTGGTAACTATGCTGTAGTTGCAACTAGCATTTACAATCCTATCTATTACAAGCGCGGCGGTCCTACTGCTAGTCAAACAACTGCTACTGCCTTAAGTGACCTTTACAATACTTGGGTACTGGTTGGTAGTGATGAATGGAAAACTTCCTGGGCAACTATTCAAGGCACATTAGCACCATCTAGTTTAACTAATACCAACACTATTATTATCAACGGAACAACAATTCCAGCGGGTTGGACTACTGTTACTGCCTTGGCTGCTGCAATTAACACAGCTGCTATCACTGGTGTTTATGCTGCTAACATCGGCGGAAAATTAAGTATCTATGCTGACAGTACAGCAACAGCTGACGGTAGTACCGGCGGCGAAGGTATTGTTCACATTCAAAACGGCACAGGTACACCATTGACTGCATTGGGTATCACTGCTGGTACATATTATGCTCCTGAATATTTTGCAGGTGCAAGTTATCAAGCACCACGTTGGAGAACTACAGATACTCAACCAGAGCCAACAGGTTCTGTTTGGATCAAAACCAACAGTGTTAACCTTGGTACAAACCTAAGTGTTAAGAAATACAACAGCACACTTGGAACATTTGTATTACAAAAATGCCCAGTGTACACAAATGATGCATCTGCTGATTATGCTTTAGATCCAAGCGGTGGTGGTCAGTTTATTACAGCTGGTTCTACCTATGCACAGATCAATCCTACTCCAAACGATGGCTCAATGCCAACAACAGCAGGATTTGAGATTTATGAGCGTTATGCCGCAGGTGAAACTATAATCACAGGTAGTGTTGCATTTACACCAACACAAACTCCATTTACACCAGGCAACACCTTTACATTGTCTGCTAGTGCAGCTGGATCTTCAACTTATAGTACACCGGTTACTGTTACAATTGGTGGTTCAGGAACAACTAGTGACTTCGTATCAGCAGTTAGTGCTGCCAACGTTCCTTATGTTTTTGCAAATATCAACAGTGCTGGCAATCTTGTGCTTACACATACACAAGGTGGTAGTATTATAACTGGTCTTGGCACAGGTACTCCAATTGCTACTGCTGGATTTAACACCAGCGTTCGTGGTGTACGTATTGGCACAGACAGTGCTACTTTGGTAATGAGTAATTGGGTAAGCACACCGACATTTACTTACACAGCAGGTAAAACAGCACCAGATCAAGATCCAGCTAATGGTCGTTTATGGTACTACAGTGCTGCCACAAACAACGCTGATATCATGATTCAGAACGAAGGCGCATGGATGGGTTATCAAATGGTAACCAATGACGTTCGCGGCGAGAACCTGACATTGACTAATGCTACAGGTCCAATCTTTAGTACTTCAGCACCAATGACACAGACTGATGAAAATCAAAGTCCGTTGCAATTTGGTGACTTGTGGATCAACACCAGTGACTTGGAAAACTATCCAGTGATCAGTCGCTGGACCAACGTTGATGGTGTAGCACAGTGGGTACAAATTGACAACACAGATCAAACAACCAGCAATGGTATTGTATTTGCAGATGCACGTTGGGCACCTAACGGTACAACCAACCCAATCACAGATCCAATTCCAACTATTACAAGTTTGTTGGTAAGCGATTACTTGGACTTAGATGCTCCGGATCCTGCATTATATCCACAAGGAACATTGTTGTTCAACACACGCCGTTCAGGATTTAACGTCAAGAGCTTCCAAGCTGACTATTTTAATTCTACTGACTTCCCAGATCAGTCATTGCCACAGCAAACTAATGCTTGGGTAACAGCCAGTGGTAATCGCAACGACGGTTCACCATACATGGGTCGTCAAGCTCAGCGTGCCTTGATTGTTAAAGCACTCAAGACCGGCATTGATACAAGTGTTCAAATTCGTGAAGAAACAGCACAGTTTAACTTGATTGCTTGCCCACAGTATCCTGAGTTGGCACCTAACATGGTTGCACTCAATAACGAGCGTGGCGACACAGCATTTGTTGTAGTTGATACTCCGTTGCGTTTAGACCCAGCAGAAATTGTTAACTGGGCTACCAACAACAACGGTGTAGGATTGACTTCAGGCGATGGCTTGTTGGTAGGCGATGCTTATGCAGGTGCTTTCTATCCAAGTTGCCAAACTACAGACCTTTCAGGTAACCCAGTGGTACAGCCACCAAGTCACATGATGGTACGCACAATCATCCGTAGCGATGAAGTAGCATATCCATGGTTGGCTCCAGCTGGTACACGCCGCGGTGTAGTTGACAATGCTGCACAAATTGGTTATATCAATGCTACAACCGGTGAATTTACAACATTGGGTGTAAATCAAGGCCTGCGTGATGTACTTTACACTAACCGTGTAAATCCAATCACATTTGTTCCGGGTGTTGGTATTACTAACTTTGGTAACAAGACCACAACAAGTATCACAAGTGCGTTGGATCGCATTAACGTGGCACGTTTGGTAGCATTCTTGCGTAATCGTTTGAACGAAATTGCTAAACAATACCTGTTTGAACCAAACGATCAAATTACACGTAATTCTATTCAGAGTGCTTGTACCAGTTTGATGATTGACCTTGTTGCTAAACGTGGTATCTATGATTACTTGGTTGTTTGTGACTTGAGTAATAATAGTCCTGCTACGATTGACCGCAACGAACTTTATGTTGATATTGCTATCGAGCCAGTGAAAGCTGTTGAGTTTATCTACATTCCAGTGCGTATCCAAGCCACAGGTACTATTGCTAATGCTGCGGTAGTTTAAGGGTTTTGAAATACGATAAATAACAGTACATAGGAGAGATTAAAATGGCCGTATCATCATTAAGTAGAATGACAGTACCTTTGGCAAGTGATCAAAGTAGTTCTGTACAAGGTTTGTTAATGCCAAAATTAAAGTATCGCTTTCGCGTTACTTTTTTGAATTTTGGTGTAAGTCAACCCACAACAGAATTAACCAAACAAGTCATTGACTTTAAGCGTCCACAAGTTGAATTTGACGAGATTGCAGTACCTGTTTACAACAGTACAATCAAACTCATTGGTAAACACAAGTGGGCCGATACTACCTGCAACCTGCGTGATGATGCTGGCGGCAACGTGTCTAAATTGGTTGGTGAGCAATTACAGAAACAATTAGACTTCATGGAACAAGCAAGTGCGGCTTCTGGTATCGACTACAAGTTTACTACAATTTTTGAAGTACTTGACGGTGGTAACGGTACAGAGGCTCCTGTAGTTCTTGAAACTTGGGAAATCTATGGTTGCTACTTGAAGTCAGTTGACTACGGTGAAGCTAACTATGGCACAAGTGAAGCAATGACAGTGGCCATGACAATCACATACGATAACGCTCTCCAGACTCCAAATGGTACAGGCGTTGGCGCAACTGTTGGAAGAACTATTGGCGACGTAGCTACAGGTGGTGGTGCTGGGGTTAGTACAACTACAGCCTAATAGGATAATTTAATCCTATGTCCACTAACGGTTACGGATACTTCGGGTCAGGGTTTTTACAGAGTTTTCAACAGGGGTTTTTCCAAGCCCCTGGTCTCAAAGACTATCAACACGCTTCTGATACATTTAGATCGAACGGTTACGAGCTTAGTCCTCGTAACAAGTTCCTCTATCATGTTTTCTTCAATATCAACACAGCACAGATTCCACAACTAGCTGCTGCCTACGGTTCAGATGAAATAGCTACCATTGGCCTAATGGTCAAGAGTGTGGATTTGCCCAGCTATCAAATTGATGTTGAAACAATGAATCAGTACAATCGCAAGCGATTGGTACAGAAAAAAATTGAATACAATCCAATTCAACTGGTGTTCCACGATGATCAAGGTGACTTGATTCGTAACATGTGGTACAACTACTACAGTTACTACTACAAAGATCCAAGTCAACAGTACGAAAACGTGCCCAACAGCAACGGCACCCTGGGCAACCTAAACACCTTGTTCAACGGCTTTGGCTACAACACTAGAGATACCTATGACAACAGTCGTCAAGTCAACGATTGGGGTTACATCGGCGAAAGTTACAGTGATGGCACAGCTGGCAGTACCAATACCAGCAGTTTCAGTGGCAAACCACCATTCTTCCGTGACATTCGCATCTATGGCCTAAGCCAAAAGAAATTTGCCAGCTATGTGCTAATCAATCCAATGATTACATCATGGAAACATGATCAGTATGCCTATGCCGACGGCAGTGGCACTATGAGCAACAACGTAGAAATTCGTTATGAAACAGTCAAGTACTACACAGGTGCCATTGGTGGTGCAACTCCAAGCAACACAGTATCTGGCTTTGCAGATCCAGCACACTACGATCTGACACGTTCAGGCCTAGCACGTCCTGGCTCAACACAGACAGTGTTTGGTCAAGGCGGCTTGATCGATGCTGGTATCGGTATTACACAAGATTTACAAGCCCTGGCTTCGGGTCAAGGCAGTCTAAACAATGTTATTGGTGCTGTTCAAACAGCCGGCGCAACCTACAACACTTTCAAAGGCAAGAGTATTGCTAGTATAGCCAATTACGATGCTCAGATAGCCGCGGCTCAGATAGCTCAATACAGTCTACCTGGTTACACACGTGCTGCTTTGGGATCAGTCAACGGAATGATATTCCCAACGCCGCCCCGCAGTGCTACACAGTTACCAGTGGGTCAGATTGGATTCTTGCCTAACGGACAGGGCGGTTAATCATGGCTGGATCAGTTAATTACGCCAATCCCAAGGTAGATCAAACTGTAAGAATTTTTGATCGATTCTATGCCTATGAAGTTGATGTTCCAAGTTTAGAATACGATGCAGTCTACAGTTTTTTCCGTAGCATCTATGGCACAGCCGAAGCCGCAGGAAATTTTACTGTGAGTCTTTTTAGAGTGGCTCAAGCCAGCAGTACTCCTGTAATGACCTTGCTAGAACAAATTCAAGGGCTAAATCAAGCAGATCTCAATTTGACCTTGGCCTATTACCTCAACAACATTCGCAGTCCTAGCACCTTGCTAGGCATCAACGCATCAGTTACACCCAACTATTACGTGGCTAGAAACGTAAGGTCATAATCATGGCCAAATTTGCAGCAGGTCCCTACACTGTCAAGAACGGTGCCAAGTATGTAGGCAAAGGCTTTCCTAGATATCGTAGTAGCTGGGAATGGGCCTTTATGAACTTCTGTGATTCAAATGAACACATACAGCAATGGGCCAGCGAGCCTGTGCGTATTCCTTATCGCAATCCGCTCACAGGCAAAATGACCACGTATGTTCCAGACTTTATTGTTACATACCGTGGCCCTAACAACACACTCCGTGGTGAACTGATTGAAATCAAGCCTAGAAGTCAAAGTCTAATTGAAGAAAAACAAAGTCAGCGTGACCGTGCTCAAGTGGCCATCAACTATGCCAAGTGGGATGCTGCTACAAAATGGGCAAAATCAAACGGCCTAACATTTAGAGTAATCAACGAAGACCAAATTTTCCGTAACGGTAAAAAGAAGTAAACCCACCGTAAAATACGGTAAATATGGTATGACTAAAAAACTAGAAGAACTCTTTGGATTTGACAAGCTGGAATCCAGCCAAGACCAAGATACTCCACAACCACAAACAGTGGAAGAAACTAGAACTGCTATTGTTGAAATAGATCTGGACATTGACAAAATCAACGAAGCCTTACCAGCAGTTCGAGACTTGAATTCCAGCGATGCTGAACTGGATGACATTGCCAAAAAAGCCACAGAAACTTTTGAAAATCTAACCGATTTAGGCTTCAATGTTGACAGTCGTTATGCCGCTGAATTGTTTGCTGTAGCCGGTACCATGCTAGGGCATGCACTCACAGCTAAACAAACAAAATTACAAAAGAAACTCAAGGTAATCGAGTTACAAATGAAGAAACTCAAGCTGGACCAAGACGCTGCCAAGGCAAAAGGTGCAGATCCAGAAGTGGAACAAGCCGAAGGAAAAGTATTAAGTCGTAATGATCTGCTGGAAATGCTCAAAGGCAATCAGGATCAAAACAATAAATGAGTATAAATATAGTACTAAGGATACAAATATGAAAAATTTTCAACAATATCTGGCAGAATCTGAGCGCACATACAACTACAGAATCAAAATTGTAGGTGAAGTTGACGCCGGTTGGATCAAACAGTTAGAAGAAAAATGCAAACAGTTTGACATTGTCAAATGGGGTTCTACAAAAACTACTCCAGTGCAACTCAAACCAGCAGACTTTCCAAAACACTCAAACGATTCAGTAACATCTATGGATGTTGAATTCCGTTATCCAGCTATCGAACCACAGATCAAACAGTTGGCACAACTGTTATTCCTCGACCCAAATCGCATCATCATGTTGACCACACCACATGAAGAAGGCATGGATCGTGAGCGCGAGCGCATTGAAGATGAAAACAAAGACCTGTTGACCGACACAGACTATCCTGCTCCTAACGCAGAACAGAAAGCACTCAGTAAAGATTATTCAGCACCATACGATGAGCATGCTGTGTTGAAGAATTCATATCGCAGTGACTTCACAGTGGCCGGTGGCAAGACTCCGCCAGCTAAAACAACAAACGATTTACCAATGGGTACTTCAAGCCCAATGACCAAAGTTAAACGCCCACCACGTCCAGCCACTGGTGCCAACCCAAGAGGATAATATAAATGAGTTTCTTTTACGACCTAAACAAACGATTAGCCAATTTAGCTAATACACAAGAGCAAAAACAAATTGCTGAAGCTAAAAAAGTAGAAGCGGTTGCTAAGTCACCATTGACACAAGCACTGAATGAAGGCGATTACAGTGCTAAGAAAGCTGCCGCTGGTAAAGACATTGGCAAGCCAGGTAAGAACTTTGCCAAGATTGCCAAAGGTGCTGCTGCACGTTATGGTTCAAAAGAAGCCGGTGAGCGTGTTGCTGGTGCTGTGTTGAACAAGTTACGTCATCCAAGTGAAAGCGTTGAACAAGATAAAGCTGATGCAATTACCGCTAATACTGACATGAAGTTGGTTAGAGATTTAAGAAATCGTGGGTTAAATGATAAACAAATTCAGCGTAAGATGAAACAACTCAAGCACGGCACTACTAAATCTGTCAAGGAAGCTACTTGCAATGAATGTGGTATGTACGAAAGCAAATGCAAATGCCCTGGTGTAGAAGAAGGCAATGCTTTCACAGGCGCACTGGCCAAGACACCAAAAGGTGGCAAGTTCAAGTTGGGCGACAAAGAATTCAAAGACACAAGTAGTATTGAAGAAGCTGATGTAACTGGTCTTGGTGAAGAAGAAATGGAAGAGGGCTATGCTGAAATGGATGCATGGCTCAAGAGTCGCGAGAAAGAAAAAGGCACAGGCCGTTTTGACAAGAAGAAGATCTCTACTGGCACTGTATATACTCGCAAGCCAGAAACATTTGATGAGCCAAGCGATGATGAAGATACACCAGCAGTTAAAGGCCGTAAGAAAGTTGGCGCTGGCAAAGGCAAAAAGATTGGTGCTAAAGTTCGTGGCACAAGTAAACTACACAAGTTGGGTGCTATTGCTGAGGATGGCGAGTACGATGCTGAAGGTGAAATGGCCAAAGGTCAAATCCACACAATCGTTCGCCACGCTAAAGAATTAGAAGCAATTTTACATGACAACGAAAACTTGCCAGAATGGGTTCAAGAAAAACTTGGACAAATCAAAGGCATGATGACCACAGTTGCTGACTACATGTTAAGCAATCGTGAGCAAGATATTGAGCATCACACTGGTGAAGAAGGTGTTACTATTGTTCCTGAAGTTGCTCCTCCTGGTGCCAAAGCAGAACGCATGGTCAAGCATATCAAGAAAGCCTATGCCAAAGATGGCAAGTTGTCCGACAAGGAAAAGTCTATTGCTTATGCCACAGCATGGAAAGCTAAAAAAGCCGGCAAGGTTGAAGAAGAAGGTTCTAAGCCAGACTTCTTGGACGTTGACAAAGACGGCAACAAAAAAGAATCTTTCAAGAAAGCAGTAGCTGACAAAGAAGATAACAAAGCTGAACGTGCTGGTAAGAAAGTTACCAAGGACATCGAGTACGACGAAGGTCACAAAGGTAAAGATGACGACAAAGCTGAAAAAGCTGGTAAGAAAGTTACCAAAGACATCGAGTACGATGACAAGAAAGACAAAGAAGAAAAAGTTGACGAAACAACTACTAGTGGCTCTGTAGCTACAGCACCTGCTGCTCCTAAGAGCAGTAAAGGTGGTATGCAGTTTGGTAAAGGTGTTTATGAAAGTTTAAACACACAGTTCAAACAAGCCCTGACAGAAAGTATTCAAGTTCAAGAAACTGTAGCTGAATGTGGTATGGAAGGTGGAGAGCCTGGTATTACTATTCAAGCTTCAGGTGAAGATGCAATGAAGTTGATGCAGTTGTTGAAGTTGGCTGGATTAACAGGCGACGATCAAATGGTTGATGAGAATTCACCAGACTGGCCGACCAACACAGAAAAGATTGATGCTGAACCTAACCTCCGCACTTACAGTGGCGGCTTGAATGGACCTAAGAGTACTGGTCAAACCACTACAGTTGGCGGCGGCATACCTAATAGAGATGAACGTCGTCAAGCAAGTATGGAAGAATCAGTTGAGCTTGAGCGCAGTCTATTCAAGTTATATCACAATTATAAGGCCAAATAAAAATGAGTCAAGCAAATGTATTAACAAGCGCCAGTAATGTTATTTGGTACACTGACAAGTGTGAAATTGTTACTGGTAATACTGCTGTTACATATAATATCTATCAGATGCCTACACGTTATACTGCTAACGTAGTAATCACTGGTAGTGTAACCAATGGTAGTAATGTTATGACAACCACTATGGCCAGTGCTGGTTTAATTGGCGGAAACATTACAGGAACTGGCGTTGCTGGAACTACCACAGTGGTCAGTGTTAATCCAGAAGCAAATCAATTGATTTTAAGTGCAAACGCTACAGCAAGTTCAGCAACTACTCAAAATTATATTGTAACTCCACATGCCCCAGGCAACTTATACAGTGCAGCTCCACAAGTAGCAGCTAGCAGTCGTCAACAAATTTATGTTGGCGCTGGCAACTACTTGACCATCACTGGCAGTAATTTTACTGCTAGAGAAATTGGCACAGCAAGTTCAGCTACCGCAGGATTCTAAACGTGCGAGCCCGCGAGTTCATCGCCGAAGGTAGTCGTGGCGGAACTAGATCTGCTCCTGCTCACGAATTTGAAAGAGCACACCCTGGCCTAGTTGCCCCCGGCGGCAACGGCGATGTTTACTGGGGTCGTTACTACGACTTTTATCGAGCATGTTCTCTAGCCGGTATGGACCCAGATCAAATTGACAAGGTAGATGACATTGGTTTCTTTGGTAATCTACCTGTGTTCAGTGCTTACACTGAGTATGATCGCAAAAAACTCAAAGCGATTATGAAAAAACTCAAGATGAAGCCGCAAGAACAAATATCAAACGGCAGTCACGAAACCGACGGCACCAACGCCACAAGTCCAGTAAAGTCATTTAAAGGCTACAAGCGTTAAAATGTGTATTATTGTCGCAAAATACTTTGACGGTATTGGGTGGGTCGGCGCCAAAAATCGAGACCGTAACTACACTCCTGTATTAAATTTTATTGAATCCAACGACGACGGTGTTGAACGCATGATGATGCACGATCAAATCACCGGCTACAAAGAAGGCATCAACAGTCATGGCGTCAGTATCCTGAACACCAGTCTTGACGTGTATGATGACGAAAGCGAAGTCGAAGCAGGCACCGCTGACACCAGTCCAGACGGAAGAACCATTAGCGAAGCACTATTAAAAGACACAGCCGCAGAAGCCGCAAAGATCATTATCAAACGACGCATGGGCGGTTGCACAATAGTATTTGATCGTGACAACATGTTCTTGATCGAAGCGTCAGATTGGGATAATACCAAACCCTACAAGTACGTGGCTAAAAAAATACCCAAAACAGAACTGGTAGCCAGAACCAATCATGGCATTTGGATACCTGATGCTGGATATCAACGCAAAGAATCCAATGCTAGCGAAACACTCAGTAGAATCAGCAGTGAAAGTCGCCTGTTACAAGCCCAAGCAGTAGTGGCAGCTGCCGAAGATCCTGAGGATCTAGTAGATGGCCTATGTCAAGTCTACATCAACGATCCACAGCTAAATATAATGAGAATGAGTACTGAGCGTAAGAAAATGCGCACAACCAGTCAAGAACTGTGTGTGCCCAGCGAAAGAACGCTGTATTGTCGTCCGATCAGCAGTCATTTGGAATTTGATTTTTGGTCGCTTAATCGTCCCAATACCAATGTATGGGTTGAGATACTAAGCAATCGTGCTTTATGGCAGAACACCAAAGGTGATCCGCCGTTTGGCCATATGAACATGAAAGACATATAATGAGAGCGCAAGAATTTATCACAGAAACGCGATATGGCAGTGCTGCCGATGTGCCAGCCAAAGCCCATAAATTGCCAAAGTCTCATTACAGTGCTATCAAGGGTGCTATCAGCATGCCTGACATCAGTATGACCAAGCAAGGTGGCAGTCCTTATACTCAGTGGCGTTTTGGTATTGCCATGGCTGGTGCACCTGATTATCCTACACCACCAGCAGGAGCATTTGCTGGCGACCCACTATTGGCCACTTATAGTGATGCCGACTTAGAAATTATCAATGCCGCTGCAAAGTCAGTTGGCGCAGGTAGAGTTACAAAGCTAACAGACAATCGTAGTACTGAACCAGAGTATGTAGGAAAAGTAAGTCCTGTTAAAGGATTCAAAGGATACCCAAGATGAGAGCAAGTGAATTTATTGTAGAAGATTGGCAAAAGGCCAACAAGCGTGACAAGACAGATGGCATGAGTCGTAAGGCTGTCAAGGCCTATCGTCGTGAACATCCTGGTAGTAAACTACAAACTGCTGTGACTACTAAACCTGGTAAGTTAAAGAAAGGCTCAAAGGCGTCTAAGCGTCGTAAGAGCTATTGCTCACGCAGTAAAGGTCAAATGAAAATGCACAATATTAGCTGTGCTAAAACTCCAGACAAAGCAATTTGTAAAGCACGCCGTCGTTGGAACTGTGAATGAGAGCTAGAGAATTTATCCGTGAAGATATAGATGGCCGCACAGGTTCAATTACCTATGACGTAGGCCGTGCTCTTCCTGGTGCATACAAAATTCCTGAACTGAAAAATCAAGATCCATACCTACAGTATCGCTTTGGTGTGGCCATTGCTGGCGCCAAAGGTGCTGCGCAACGTGCCAAGGACGGTGTTCCGCCATTTGATGGTCGAGAATCTGAATTTGGCGAAAATGAAATTGTAGTAAGTTATGATCCACACGTGGTTGATTATATACATGATGCACTCAAATCTATGGGCATGGCCCCGAGTGATGCTGTACAAGTCGGCTCAATGAAAAGTGAAGAAATGCCCGAAGTAGTTAAAGTTAGTCCAGTAAAGGCATTCAAGGGCTATGGAAAATGAGAGCTCGCGAGTTTATTACGGAGCAGAAGGCTGAATTAGATCCTGGCCAAAGTAATCCTTTACAACACACTTACATAATTCCAGGAATCAAAAACAACGACGCCTACCACACACTAAGATTGGGTGTTGCTATTGCTCGTGCTAGAGCTGAAATTGGCGGGGACACTAGCGGCTTTCCACCATTTACAGATCAAAGTGCTTTTGGACAAAATGCCATTGTGGCCGGCTTTAATGACAATGTGGAAGATGTTATTGATCTTGCACTTAAATTAACTGGTACAGCCGGCGGCAAAGAACTCATTGGCACCACCGACAGTCAAGAACCTCCTGGAACCGATACAGTTAGTCCCGTAAAGGCGTTTAAAGGATACGGTAGATAATGGCTAATCCTCCCCCACCATATGCCAACATTACTGGCATAACACGCACAGTAATGAAGGACAACGCACAGGAAACTGTAGCCAATTACAACGGTAATGCTCGTCCTGGCGAAATGACAGTAAATCCCAACACCAGTCAAATTTACATCGGCAATACCAATGGTAACTTGAACTTGGTAATTTCCAGCAACGGTGCCAATACATTCTTGGGAAATGTGCGTGTAGTTTCTAGTACAGCAGGTCTAAATCAACTGTACTTTGATCCTGTAACGGGCGAAGTAGTCTACTACCAACCTTAACCCAACCGAGCTAAATAAGTGATCAAGGACGAATTATGAAAATCGGTGATATTTTAAGAAAAATAGCAGACGCAGTAGAACAGCACGAAATGAAAGGTGCCGCTACTCCAGATCCACGTTTACAAAACCCAGCAGAATTAACCGCTGTTAACATTGCTCAAGAACCTGTAGAAGTTGTTGCTAATGTTGAAGCAGAGAAACCAAGCCCAAATGGCACAACACCTGCCGGCAACGACAAAGAGCCAGAAGACCTATTCATTCCACCATTACAACAAAAACAAGAGCTATTGAAGAAAGCAGTTGGCGTAGAGAATATCTACGACGACGGACGCCCAGGTAACGAAGGCGACGCCAATGCAGATGCACCTACTCCAGAAGAAGAAGATTTACTACAAAAGATCAAACGTATGGCCGGTGTTCCTGTAGCCGCAGTTCAAGAACTCAGTAACGACGACGTCTTTAACGATTAAGGGGCTCTAAAATGAGCTTCATCCAAAATCTTTTTACCAGCCGCGATAACAACGCCAATGCTCAAACCTATGTGGGTCAACAAGGCCGACTATGGTGGGACCCTACTACTAATTCATTTTACTACAGCGATGGCAACACCGCAGGTGGCATCCCTATTGGTGCTGGTGGCAATCCGTTTAACCAATTACTTAACACCTACAACGATGTAACCTTTGCTAATGTTACAGTGACCGGCAATCTCAATGCTGATCTTGGCAACATCAGTAACATTGCCAACATTTCAGTCATTGGTACAGCCAATCTTGGCAACTTGACAATCACAGATCAAACCATTGCTGGAACGATTGATGGCAGAGACATTACTCTTAGCCCAGTAGGCGCAGGCACACTACGCACACTCAACGGTATTGGAGTTTACCAGGGCAATTTTTCCAGCACTCCCTTATTCTCGGTCAGCACCGAAGGTGTGGTATCTACCCTGGTTCCTAATGCCACCAGTTACCTGGGAGCATTTGAAGTCATTGGTAACCCTGCCGGCGATTCAGTGCCTCCGCAAAATTACGGAGTAATGATTCACACCACTGGTGTTCCTGACACAGCAAGTCGAATCTACAACGACGGTGTCGACTCTTATGGAGTTTTAGTCAATCGTCGCTACAACGGAACATCAGCGGCTCCTACCGCGGTATTAGACAATCAAATCATTGGTCGTGTTGGTGCTACACCTTACACCGCCAGTGGATTTCCATCAATCAGCACAGCTCGATTAGATTTTGTCAGCACCGACAACCAAACAGCCAACACACAAGGCACACAGATACAAATGTGGACTGTGGCCAAAGGCAGTAATACCATTGTTCTCAACGCACAATTTGACAGCAACGGTATCCTACTCACAGGCAATGTCACGCCCACAGTAGACAGTCTATATTCATTGGGCAACGCCACAAACCGTTGGTCGAACTTATGGCTAGGTCCATATAGTCTAAACATGCAGGACACCTCAACCTTGCTCAATACTGAGCTAACAGTTCAGGACGGTACCTTGTATATTAACGGAGCAAGTCGCATTCAAATTGGCAACATGCAGATGACCACTACGGGCATCAGTCTTGTCACAGCCGACACAGGATCAAACATTGAAATTGGTGCCTCGGGCGACACTGGCTACATGCAACTCAACATGCCAGGTATCAAGTTCAAAGACGGTAGTATCCAAGAAGTAGCCGCAATTCCAGTTACAGAAAAAGGCAATGCACTTGGTGTAGTTCCGCTCAACGCATCCACCAAGATTGATCCCATCTACTTGCCCGCAGGCGGAGTTAGCTTCCAAGGTATTTGGAACGCCAGCAACAACTACCCTACCTTGTCTGACGGAACAGGCACTGTGGGCTACGAATACATTGTGGGCACTGCTGGCACACAAAATCTAGGTTCTGGCAATATTTCATTTGCTGTAGGCGACTTTGTTCTTTATACCAGCAGTAATGTCTGGGTTGATGTTCCTGTGGGCGGATCAGGAGTTCAAACATTCAACGGTCGTTCAGGTATTGTTACCCTACAAAGTGGTGATGTAACTAACGCACTCAGCAATGGATCGATTACCAACAGTAAGTTAGTTAATTCTAACATTACTGTCAACGTAGGAGATGGATTAAGCACAACTGGAAATGTGATCGCCCTGGGCGGTAGCACAACTATAACTAACACCGGTGTTCGTAGAGCACTTGCTGGAACAGGTGTAGCAGTTGATTCAGCCACAGGTAATGTGACCTTTAGTATTGGACAAGCAGTCGGCACAGCCAATTCAGTTCAATTCCTTGCGGTTAGTGCTACAACAACCATCCAAGCCACCGGAAATGTCACAGGTGGCAACCTAGCCACAGCTGGTCGAGTTGTTGCTACAGGTAACATCGTTACCAGTGCTAATGTAGTAACTCCTGGCTCCATTATCAATTCAAGTATAAGCACCAGTGGAAACATCATTGGTGCTAACATTCTTACAGCTGGTTATGTAACTGCAACTGGCAATGTAACCGGTGGAAATATTTTAACTTCCGGGTCAGTGAGTGCTACCGGTAACGGCTCATTTGGTAACATTACGGTAGTTCATAATTCAAATACAGCCAACTTAACGGTCACAGGCATCACAAACTTAAACAGCAACGCCAATGTTCATATTAGTGGTGGTATTGCTGGGCAGAGTTTAGCCACTGACGGAGCAGGTAACCTATTCTGGACCAGCGGTACCGGTGGTAATACAGTTATTATCAACGGATCCAGTACAAGTAATGTCAGCATCGACTTTACCTACAACTCGACTACCTTACTTTATTTGCCAACAGCTAACGTCAATATTGCCCTAGCTAACTACACGGCTGGTCATACCGCTCGCGTTATTATTCGTTACGGTGTTACACCATATCCAATCAACATGGGCGTAGGCAATGTGCAACAAACCACAGAAGGGTCAATAACGATTCCAATTTCTGGATCAGGCGGCCACAAAATTGGTGGCAATCAATCAGTTCAATTGCTTTACACTTGCTTTGACAACACAGCAGGCAACTGCTATGTGGCTTCAACTTTCTTATAATAAAAACTAAAATGAAAAAACTACTATTAGCATTACTCTTTACACCTTTGTTGGCTTTTGCTGGTATCAATCAGCAGTGCCCACAATTCACAGTCAATGGCACACCGCAGTATCAAGCACAACCAGGCGATCAAGAATTGTGTAAAACAAATTACGCAGTGATTCACCGTTGTTCAGTCAAGGCTCCTGTGGCGGTATTTGAGCATTTGACCGTGCCGGCAATGACAGGTCCAAGCAAACGCAAAGACAATTTCCGTCCTGATCCACAAGTAACTCCTAACTGCCAAGCACAACTAGCAGATTATGCTGTATTGGGTAAAACACATGACCGTGGTCATATGAGTCCTGCTGGTAACAACACACAAAATGATCAGATTATGAGTGAAAGTTTTTTTCTATCAAACATGGTAGCACAAGTGGCCAACAACAATCGTGGTATCTGGAAACAGTTAGAAACTTGGGAACGCCAATGGGCCACTGCACCTGGTACAGATTTCTACATCATTTCGGGTGGTATCTATGATGCCGAACACCCTGTAGTAGGCAATGGCTTAGGCGTCCCAACTCGTTTGTACAAGATCATCATTGAAAAGAATTCAGGTCGAGTCATGGCTTACCTAATGCCCAATGCTCCACTACCTGTAGCCGACCTGCCAAAATATCAAGTTCCGATGGTTCAAATTGAGCAGGCAACTGGAATGAGATTTAACTTAGGACAGTAAACCGCTCATAATTACAGTATGAGCAAATTCTTCTGTGCGGCTCCTTGGCGGGGCCTGCATATCAATCCCAGAGGTGATATCAAAACTTGTTGTGCCGGCGATCCTAACATGCTGGGTAATCTCAACGAGCGTTCAATCACAGAAGTGCTACATGGACCGGTGATGCAGGAAATCAGACAAACATTACGTCGCGGTGAGCCTCATGAGTATTGCTCTAACTGTGTCAAGGCTGAACGCTATGGTCGCAGTGAACGCGATTGGCACAACAATTTGAATCCGGACTTTGATCCGGCTACAGTTTCTGACCTAGATCATCATCCTGTCTTGATTGATGTGCGGTGGAACACAACCTGTAATCTAAGTTGCAACTATTGCGGCGACAAGTGTAGTTCAAAGTGGGCCGCATTAAAAAGTATACCAGTTAAGTCTGGAGCTCGTCCTTACTATGATCAAGTATGCGAGTACCTTGAAGGACATCGACGTTACATCAAAGAAGTAGCATTGGTCGGTGGCGAGCCACTATTGTTGCCAGAAAACGAAAGACTTTTGGATGTTATTCCTGAGGATGCAATAGTAACATTAATCACCAACGGCAGTGTAGACTTAGAATCTAATCGAATCTTTAAAAAGTTAGCCACACGCTCTCGAGTAGGCTGGTCGATCAGCTTTGACAATGTGGGCACACGTTTTGAATATGTTAGACACGGTGCTACCTGGAACAAGTTATTGCACAATCTTGATCTCATACAGGACCTAATGAAAACCCAAGGACACTGGGGCGGTATCCATGCTGTATATAACATCTATAATGCCACACGCCTGGTAGAGTTTACTGAGTTTGCTCGTAACCGTGGACTAAGCATACACTGGCAAAGCCTATATCAACCTGAATACTTAGATCCACAAAATCTTGGCCCAAATGTGTTTGATCTAGCTCGTAAAGAAATCAATAGATTGTTAGAATCGGGATTGTGTTTGCCCAACGAACAAGAGTTTTTTCAACATGCAATCGCAGGAGAAAAACAATATCTGCATAAGGAATTTCTAGAGCATATAGAAGAAATTGAGTCTACGTATCACCCAGATCAACAAGGGCAATTTAGTCGACTCTGGCCCGAATTGGCCGATAAGTAAAATACCATGGCCAGTAACGAACCAGCACTAGTTAAAACACCCTACAAGAAACAAACATTTACTCCAGAACAACTTGATGAGTTCTTGAAATGTGCTGATCCTGTCACGGGTCCAGAATATTTCATGGACCATTTTTTCTATATTCAGCATCCTACCAAGGGCAAGATGTTGTATCACCCGTTTGAATATCAAAAACGCCTGATACACACTTATCACAACTATCGTTTCTCAATCAGTATGATGCCTCGACAAACAGGTAAGAGTACCAGTGCCGCTGGTTACTTGTTGTGGTATGCTATGTTTGTTCCTGATAGTACAATTCTTATTGCCGCGCACAAGTACACCGGATCACAAGAGATCATGCAACGTATTCGCTATGCTTATGAACTGTGTCCAGATCATATTCGTGCAGGTTGCACCAGTTACAACAAAGGTAACTTGGACTTTGAAAACGGAAGTCGTATTGTATCAGCAACAACAACTGAAAACACAGGACGCGGTATGTCCATATCACTCCTGTACGCAGACGAGTTTGCATTCGTGCGACCCGGTATCGCCAAAGAGTTCTGGACTTCTATTAGTCCTACACTGGCAACTGGTGGTAAGGCAATTATTACAAGCACACCAAACTCAGACGAAGATCAGTTTGCCTTGTTATGGAAAGGCGCTAACAAGTGCGAAGATAGCTATGGTAATCCGATGGATCTAGGAATCAACGGATTCAAAGCCTACCGATCATACTGGAACGAACATCCAGATCGTGATGAGCAGTGGGCCACTGAACAGCGAGCACAACTAGGCGAAGATCGTTTCCGTCGTGAGATGGGCTGTGAGTTTATCATCAACGACGAAACACTTATTGCTCCTGCTAAACTTATTGATCTACAAGGACACGAACCCTTGTACAAAACAGGGCAGGTGCGTTGGTACAGTCGTCCCAAAGAAGGACGCATTTACACAGTGGCTCTGGATCCTAGTCTTGGTACTGGAGGAGACCCAGCAGCTATACAAGTGTTTGAAGCCAACACCACAGAACAAATTGCCGAATGGCGACACAATCGCACACCGATTCCTGAACAGGTTAGAATTCTAGCAGATATTTGTCGACACATCAACGAAACAGTCAATGACCCAAAGAGCATATATTTCAGTATTGAAAACAACACCATTGGCGAAGCCGCACTTATCAGTATTGCTGAATACGGAGAAGAAAACATACAGGGCTATTTCCTAAGTGAGCCCGGCGGAGGAGGTAGCCGCAGATACCGCAAGGGTTTCAATACCAGCAACAAGCCAAAGCTGGCAGCTTGTAATAAACTAAAAACTCTAATAGAAACTGGAAAAATGAAGGTACGAAGCAGTGCCCTGGTTTCAGAGCTAAAAACCTTTGTAGCAAGTGGAGTAACTTATGCTGCAAAACCTGGCGAAACAGATGACCTAGTTATGGCCTGTATTTTGACTATTCGCATGTTGCAGTTGCTACAAACCTACGACACAGGCATTGATAATCAGCTACGCGACCACGGTGATGTGATTGTTGCTCCAATGCCGTTCATATCCGTTATGCGATAAATAATACACTATGGCGCAACAAACACCACAAAAACAACTATTTGACCTATTGGTTACCAAAAATTTCAACCCAGAAACTCTGGATGTAAATGGCAAACCAGCCACAAATCCAGCTGAAGCAGATATTTTTAGTTTTGATTACACTAGCGAAACAGGCAACGATTACGGCACAGTAGTTATTATGTTTGCTGACGACAACGATGTACAAATGTACTTTGGCGACAATCTTGGCAAGGGCATGGAAGCTGAAGACAAAACAGAATGGTTTAATTTTCTCAGCCAGATCAAACAATTTGCCACAAAGAACATGATGAGTTTTAGTCCCAAGGACCTAAACAGATTAAAGTACAACATGCAAACCATGGCCGCTTTAAAAGAAGGCCTATTTGAATCCTGGACAGGCACCAAAACAACCAGTTGGAACGGGCGTCCCACAGAAGCAAGACTAATGATCAAGCACAAGCGTCCTCTAGGCGAGACTGATGCTCGTTTCCGTTATGTAGAAAGTTTGTTTATTGAAACTGCCGAAGGTGAGCGTTACAAGTTGCCATTTACAAAACTTGCAGGCGGCCGCGCCATGGTCGAGCATATTCGTCAAGGTGGCAAGGTATGGGATGCACGTGGACAACACATCACTGAAATGGTCAACGAACTCAACGTATTGAGTCGTTTCCGTCGTGCCAGCCATGGTAAGATTTTTGAAGGCGACACTAAAGATCTAGTAGAACAGACCAACGCCTATTATGAAACAGCACAAAAAACTCTAAAAGCAATGAGCCATAGTCGTGGCTACAACACATACTTTGAATCGTGGCAACCTTTGGAAATTACCGAAGAAGAAATCATGATCGAAGGCCTTAAACATTTATTTGTAACACAAAGTTTAGATTCACGCATTGAAGATGCGTTACCATTATTGGCCCGTATTCAACAACAAGGAAATGCCATGAAAGAAGCAAATATATTTGAAGCATGGGTTAACAACCTTGCCGAAGGAACCTGGGCACTCCCAGACAGTAAAGAAAAACAAATGAAGCTGGTTGAACTCCTAAGCAAAGAGTTACCAGTTGGTGCCGATGCTACCAATGCTACCGAGCAACTATATGACTTGTTGGGTGATGATGAGTTGTTTGACCAATTGGAAGAATTAGCTGCCAAAGATCCCAATGCTGATGCACGTCAGATTGTGATGGATCGCATGCAGATGTTGAGCGATCATCCTGAAGTTCAGGAAGTTATCAACGCTGTTCAAATTGATCCAACAGCCGAAATGAATCCCGCTGAGCCAACAGACGCTGGAATGAGTGCCAATCCAGATGATGCACAGATTCCTGCCATGGAAGAATACAAAGATCCTGCTACACAAACAGAAGATCCTGCTGGAACCGAGCAACCTACATATCCAGAGTATCAAGATGATCTAGACAGTATCTTGCGTATTGCTGGTGTGCCTGGTGAAAAACGTGATGCACCTGACTACGAAGATGGTGTGTGCGAAGCTGAGGATGATTTTGAAGAAGTTGAAACTATCGGTGGCGATGCTACAGATAATTTCATGAAAGCAGTGTCAACTAATCAACGTGGAGTAGACAGTCAAGAAGGTCCAGTGGCTGAAATGACAAATTCATTAACTTCCGAAGAAGAAGATGACGAAGATTCTCCTTTAAAAGGTCAATACGGACATTCTGGTAAAATGAAAGCAGTAGCCGACAAGCCAGACTTCTTAACACGTCTTAAAGAACTTTCAGGAATGATTAGGAATTAACTTGAAGTCAACTCAACAGATGCCCTTGGTAATATTAACTTACCCAGGGCATTTTTTATTAACAGTCCTAACTATTAAATCCTATATCAAGCATCATTCAATGCCACAGAAAGTTTACATTGTGGTTGATGATCTGAGCGATAAAGCATGGCCAACTTACTGTAAGGATTGCCAAGATCTATACAGCAAATATGTTCCAGAGGTCAGTGTTGTACCAGCCAGTTTGATCCAAGAAGCACACAAGTTTGCCAGCGGCTGGGTACGGCAACAAATAATCAAATTGCACCTGGATACAGTTATCGATGAAACCGAATGGTTTTTCACCGATGGAGATATTGTATTCTTACATGGTGTTGATCCAGACGATATTCCTTACAGCGTTCCTAACTTTGGGCGCCAAACACAATTACAAAACGAGTATGTTCAATGGTTATTGGGCATAGATCATCCTGGATTACACCGTAACGGTCAACAGGTTTGTGTAAGCAATCCTGCCTTTAGAACCATGCACCGATTGGTACTTGAACAACTACGTCGGCATATCGAAGCACAACACCATACCACACTGGCACTTCTACACAACAAGTACGAATGTTCTGACAGCATTGAAGTCAGTGAATGGGAATTAATTGAAAATTTCAAAGCTCATGTATTAGGGCAGGATTTAAAATTGACTCAGTATGCTCCTTATGATATACACACTCCAATTCAAGAATTAAATTTCTTTACACATCAATTTTTAACCTGTTATGCCATGGACCAGGACCTGGGCCGAGAATGGTTTGAGCAACAGGACATTCGGGTATCCAATGACCAGTGGAATCGGCTAAGTGAAATACGCAGATAGAGCAAACACAAGATAAATAACATTGATTCAGCAGTAAACATGTGTTATAGTAATGCATGTGATACACAGAATCACAGGCAACCAGAATCTAGAAATAGATAGGCAACATTTTATAATTTGAAAGGCAACTTAAAATGGCATCATTAGCAGAAATTCGCGCTCGTTTAGCCGCTAGCGAATCAAAACAAGGCGGTAACAGTTCCACAGGTGGTGACAACGCAATTTACCCACACTGGAACATGGAAGAAGGTTCTTCCGCAACACTCCGTTTCCTACCAGACGCAAATCCAAAGAATACTTTCTTCTGGGTAGAACGTGCTCAAATCCGTTTACCATTCAATGGTATCAAGGGT